TAACGGTAACAGTAAACTTGGAATTAGCTGACAATACTACGCCAAAGCCGGGGGAAGCCGAAGCCCCACCACCATTAAAGACGTACTGATACTCTACTCCACCCTCATAACGAGGCGTACCTAACTCCACCGAATTAGTGAGAGTTACTGCAGAGACAGATTCAGTAAAGGTTTCTGGTAATCCATAAGGTCCTGGCATTATCTATCTCCTTTCTATGAGGTTATTGCAGACATGACACCGTGCATTCTGCGATTGTTAATGTAAAGGGCTCCAGTCCAATAGACTTTAGCGAAAGACACGTTTTGATTCGTAGGTTTCTGGAACGGTTCAAAACGGAAATCCTCATCTTTATGGACCTTAAAGCCAATGTAGTTCTCATTCAGGTAATAGATATGATCGGCAGGCACATGGCTATCCACAATAAAGGGGCGGCCATTAAACATAAGGTTGGAAAACCCACCCTTAGCGGTTTCGCTGTCACTAAACCTCTGTTGAGGCTGTAGCAACCCGTAGAACCTGTCAAAATTATCCTGCGTCCCTACAAGAACACTAGGCTTATCATTGTCGATAGTAGCGTCACCGTACAAGCTCTGCATTGTTCCCATGCTGAGTGTAGTGGTGCCGCTGTCTACCTGACTCTGCCACCAGGAGTTAGTGGAGCTATCAATCCCTCCATAAGTTCCCGTGGCCAGCACTCCAGCACGCAGACCTACAAGCTCATTGGCTACTGAACCATTATTGTAGATCCCCGTACCCAGGCCATCAGCTAGGGTCTTTTCAGCAAGCTGAACCTTAGCCTTCACAAAGTTAATGACCTGCGCTTTACCGCTGTTTTTCAATTCATCTAGTCTCGTGATCAGAATAGACGCATAAGTCTGCTTCCAATCAAAAGTCGCTGCGTCTACTTGATCATTAGCACTAACATCAAGCGTATCGGCCCCATTATACCACCCACTTGCGGTGGTAGAAGCAAAGGCCACTGGAAAGTTCAAGTCTGTTCCACCGTCAATGGTAGCATAATTATCTTTGCCCCTCCACCTTTGTAACAAGGCATTGGAGTTAAAGATATTGTCCACCATTTTGGGGAGAAAGTACTTAAACGTAATGGCTGAGATTTCTCCCAGATTTGGTACTGCCATTTATTCTCCTCTCGATTTCATTTTAAAGTTTATTCTCCTAATTCACTAATTGCCATTTTTGCCAGTTGGTCAAAGCTATGGTTTGAGTGGTTAAGAGCTTGGGCAGGTTGTTGCAGATTATGCCCACCATCGACAATTCCCAAACGATTATTAGCCTGTCTCTGAGACTTATCACCGGCTAAGATTCGGGATTTGTCTGCTGCCTCTTGCTGAGGTCGGTGGTACAGGTAATAGGCATCTTTCATAGAGTTATGGCCCCCATCATGGGCAAATTGCATCAAACGCTGGCCCAAAGTCCCATTGCCATCGTCTGCGTCCCAACTGTGATTGGGAAATTCTGCCTTTAAAGAACCCATCTCCTTTTCCAATGCCGAATCAGCATTGAATGCCTGTTCCTGCTGTCTATCTGTCTGCATTTGCTCAATAACCTGCTGTTGCTGGGCGAATTGCTGTTGCAACTGCGAATATTGAGGGTTCTGCTCCTGTCCTGCGTCAATCTGCTGCTCTTGGTTACCTCCTTGGCCATAGCCATTCACGAACTGCCAATAGGCTGTCTGGAAGTTCTGGTCACCCTGCAAGGCCTGATCCAGCTTAGAATACTTCTCATATTGAGTAGCTTGCTGGTCCATTTGCGCCTGTCGAGCGTTCAGAGTCTCCTGGTTCTTTTCGAAAGCCCAGCCCTTTTGAGCTAGGTTTGTTAGGTGGGCAGGATCTTTAGCATATACCTGTTGCCCTTTATAGCTTAGTGGCCAAGTCTGTTGATTATAAGACTTGTCCCTTTCTACTATATTGGGGTCTGGTGCTTGCTGTGTGGGGGGAACCTCGCCTTGCCCTTGGTCTTGCTGTACTTGCTCAACCGCGGGAGCGTTCAGGTCTTGCCCTCCACCCATTCCTCCGTCCATGTCTCTAAGAACCCTTAAAAATTTATTCATAATACCTCCTACACACTATTAGTTGGTGTAATTGAATTTAAAATGGGATCTGGTGGGCTGGATTCGAACCAGCTTCCATATCTGGATCTCCCTCAGTATGCCCAAGGGGTGCCTCTCCTGTCAGCCTCCACCGTAAACCCCGCTATTAACTTACGTCCTCACCTCCACTACCCACAAAGCCAACAGGCCCTTTAGGTACGGTACCGGGGTGCTGGGGAGCATCGTTATTTAACTTAACGTCCTTCCCTCCATCACCTGCCCATGCAATAGTGTCTCCACCCTGTGTGGTGCCCATTGGGGTGGTGCCCATTTCTGAGCCTTTCACATCCTTGCCTCCGTCTCCTGTAAAGGAAACGCCCTTTCCACCCGTCCCACCCTTGTTAGGGGGCATCTTCATCATCATTCCGTCTGTAGCTGCCATTTATTCTCCTTTTTTTAAAACCCATTTTCATTTGCTTGTTCAATTAAAAGTCTCTCTATTTTATCCCCATCCATACTACCATCTACAACAACAGGAACACCCTGACACATAAAATTCTCTACACCAGCATCTTTCAGCTTCTTATTGCTAAACCTCCAGCTTGGTTTAAGCTCATCATGGTACCATTTTAGCTTGTCCTCTGTCACTGGTATGTAGGCTTTAGGGTCAGTCATTTTCTCGCTAGCCTCTTTAACGAACTCTTTAAATTCAGGGCTCATACTACTGGTACCGCCCCTGCATTAGCATTCTGTGGTATCTGCCCGCCCTGTGGAGGTCCTGTTGTCAAAGCTGTTGGCGGTCCAGGTGGGGGTCCCTGTTTTACTGGGCCTTGCAACGGGGCCTGTCCAGGTTGGGGTATATTCCCTGCTGGTGCGCCTCCTCCACTCCCCATAATCTGTACAATCTGTTGTAGAGCCTGTATCAGGGGTTCAGCCTTGGGGTCCTGCTTTTCCTTTAGGGCTAGGGCAAACTGGTGCAAAGACCTCAAACCATCAAATACGGGGTTGCTCTGTATCTCCTCTGGTGAGCCTACCTCTGGGGTTTCAACGGGAGGTGCTGCCGGTCCTCCAATGCCCGGTGCCTGTGCTGCCCCTGGGGGCCCTCCTGCTGGGGGCAACCCTCCTGCTGCTGCCTGTGCTATGGGTGCCTCTGCACCTGGTCCTGCTATCATTTCTCCTGCCATATTATACTCCTAACTTTACTGTGTTTTCACCTTCTACCATTTCACTTTCATCAACAAACCCTCCAGACCTCAGCTTCTTTTTAGCACTTAGCTCTGCTAGTAGCTTTTGCGTTGGGCTCATTTTCTTGAGAGCAGAGAGCCTAAATTTGACATTAATACCCTTAACGTTCGCTCTAGGCGTATCAGCCAAAGCCTCACTCTGATCACTCGAAACTTCATTCGTATTATTGGGTCCCATGCCATACTCCTTTTTCCTTAATAAGGTCTTTTAACTATAAAACCATCAATATGTGTATCTGGGTCATACCAAATAGACTCTCTATAATTCAAATATTCCCACTTAATCCAAGTACACAGTCGTACCACATAATTGAATGGCCAAACATGGTAGTGTGTAGCGTCCTCATGGTAGGGCCTATAACTAAGACCATAGTTTTCTGGAATCTTAAATCCACGTAATTCATCAAGCCTCGTTACTTTCATTATACTGGGGGTCCTGGGGGTAATGGGGCGCCTTCTGCCTCAGCCGCTGCAGCCGCCTCCTCTTCCTTTCTCTTCAATACCTCTTCCTTGCCTGGGTAGTCCAGATCATCCAATACTGCCCTTGCATCAATTATCTGCTTATCAAACAGCTTAAAACTGGTGGCCTCTCTCTTTGCACGACTAAAGGGCAGGCTAGTTCCTGTTTCTACCCTAATGTCAAATATACCTCTACTGGGGTTTTCACCAGTCTGTATGTTATCATCCTTTACCAGCCTCTTATTATCCTCATCCATCTGGAAGTCCTGTTTACTAAAGTTCACCCTCGTTTCCATAGCTTCCTCACCATCTCCAACAGGCTTACCATCTTTGTTTACTTCAACATCCTCAATAAAGAACTCAAAGAACTCAGGCCAGCGTGAGTCTTTGCCTGCAATCTTAATAACCCGTGGTTCCCTGTAGAACTGCATAATAAGAGGGACAGCTAACTGTGCCACCTGTTTCAGGCTGGTTTGCAGGTTGCGCTCTTTTAATCTAATGCGGGTCTGGGCAGCCTCCTGTAGCTCCTCAATGGCATCACCAGATGTAATCCCTGTCGGCCTACGTCCCTGCGATACATCCTGCACTCCAGTTACATCCTCAATATGCTCCTTTATAATCCTCATGTAATCCTGCACAAACCTTGGAATCGGAGGCGGGATAAGCCAATATGGTTTCTCTGTACCAGGGTTAGTAACCAACACCTGAGCTACTCTATTTGTAATACGCTGTGGGTTTATACCAGAGTCTTTAGGCACGACTAATGTAGGATTTGAGGCTTTTTTAAGCCATTCGAACATTACATCATTCACCTTATTAAACATCTTTTGAGGCTCAATCAAATGCCTACTTTGCCCCTCTCCCCAGAACTGTCGTGGCCTAACTGTATCAACAAATCGTACAAATGGTTTCTTTTGGTGTTTGTAGGGGTTATTAACATCCTGCAATAGCACCTTCTGGTTAGGCAGAAAGGTTATTAATCGTCCACCGGGGTATTTCTTTTTAATTATGGCCTTTTTCTTTTTGATTACCTTGCCACTCTGAGTTTTTTCCTCATTTTCCAATACATATTCCTCCACACTATCATCATCCATCCACACCTCAGCTACAAGCGCGGTCTTGGCATCATCAGGCTTTTCCGTGAAATCCTCAGCCCCTACATTACTTCTACGGTCCACAGGGCTAACCAACACCACATCACCACCAAGAGCCATGTCCTTACTCTTATCATCCGTCTTTTTACCATCGGCCTTAATCAAATGAGCCTTGTCAGGGAATTGGTTTTTAAGCTTACCAACTCTTTTGTTCACAAGGTGTATCAACCACGGACAGTCTTTATTAATATCCCTAGCATCGTTTGGGACTAGAATGTCCCTGGGGTCAACAATCCTGGCATCAACATCACCTATACCCTCCTCCAGCTCTGGGTTCCACGTAACCTTCAGAATACCACCATCTAACTCAAGAGCATCCGTTAAAACGCCAACCAGCTCCATATCCATATCTCTCTTAGTCCACCAAGCCTCAGCCACCTTGCTCAACACCTCAGCAAAGGCAAAGTCATCAGGCTCTGTAGGCTCCACGTTAAAGCCCGGGCTGGTGTCTGTTAAGATTGGTAGTATGGTCTGAACTGCAGGTCTCATTATGTTCATTATGGGGCGCTGAACCCTATTGCTAGTGTCCCATTGCTTGCCATCATTAAACCTTTTGAACTTGTTCCAGTCCTTCTCAACATCCTTCTTGTTGGCCTTGCCCTCCTTAATTAAAGCCATGACCATCTGTATGGTTTGCATGTCTTTACCCATACCCTCTACGGCATCCTGGGAGGACTTAACAGGCCCCTGCATAAAGTCTACGCGCTGTGTAGCTGTGTCAGCCATCTACCGTAAACGTCTCCTTAAAGCGTCCCTGCGACCCTGTGCGTTAGCCCTATTGGCCTGTGCTGGCCTGGGAGCTGCCTGAGCTTCTGCAGCCCTTGGAGCTGCTTGGGTGGGTAGGGGCTGTCTCGCTGGGGGTACAATTCCTTGTCTCCTCAGTCTTGCAGGCCTGCTGGGGTCTGCTACGTTCTTGGCTCGTTCAGCCGGTGTGTCTGATGGCATTATTCCTCCTCTTTAGCGTATTTTGCAAATGATCCACGGTATGTGGTTTTAGTTTGTTTTAAGCCGTTTTTAACATGTTTTAAGGCTTCTTTGTTATCGTACTTCCATTCTATAAGCTTAGATGGACCCCAGAAATTAGAGTCAAACCCAATCTTACCATCTCCACCCCATTGTATATCACCCATCAATCTCCTCCTAGTTCATTGTGCATTTGTTTCATTTCAGTATTAGTAAACGTCCATGGGTCCTTCTTGGCTACCTTGGCCGACTCATTACCTATCTCCACCATCTCTCTGCCTGTGGTGTCCTTGTGCCTATTTAAAGCATCCTTCACATCTCCAGCGTGTCTCACATACTGGCCCAGGCCATTGTTAAAGTAGCCATGGCTCTTAATGCTGACTTGTGGAACACTCCAAACGCGGTCCATCGGGTGGCCACAGGAGCAGCCTTCAGCTCTCCCCGCCTCTTTGTAGGGGCGTACAACCTCCCTAAGTAGACCGCATTTGGAACATTCAAAGTCGTATGTCATTAGACCTCATTCCAGCAGTCTTTAATGGCATAGTACAGAAACCCAGCCAAGAATATTACACCATTCTTAAAATTAGCCTCCTCAACAGTAACAACCCTACCACCTAAGACACTATTTAACCACAAATTAATACTAACTATATAGGGGAATAGGCTATTACAAGCAACCACCAAAAGCATAAGCCACAGGAACTTACCTACAAATATTTTCATTACTCACATCTTTATAATAATTAAGGTTATCCACATAACGACAGCAAAAACACAAAAAACTACAACAACCTCAATAGATGGTACGTGGCTCATTTCCCCGCATCCATGAATATCTTATGTATAAAGGCTATCTGCTTTGCCGTAACTTCCTGAGTTTTAACGATACTCTCAATCTTTGTCTCCACCTTAACCACAGACTCCTTAGAAGCCCACAGCCTATCACCCACAGTAATAGTACCTCCTATAATAGCTACAATAGCTACAATGCCCTTTACTATGTCCATGGGGTCTGCGCGTCTGTCTGGTTTATAGCTCTTTTCATCAGATAGCCTAGTTCTCATTGGTGTCCTCAAAGGGTTCTTTATCTAATATTACAGCATCACTTGTACAAGAGTGGTATGTCTCTGTTCCAACTATAACTCCACATGCCGCACACCTCCCTACGGGTCTACTAGCAGCAGTCAAGTGGGCGTAATTAGGTTTCATATGGTAACAGGTCTCATCATATCTTGCCAACTTACCCTTCTAAGCTTCTCTAAGTTCTTACATATCTTATCAGCCTTAGCAAGGGCCTTGCAAAGCTCACTCTATCCCTGTTTGGTTGCCATCCAATTTACGGTCTTTTTGATCATTTTATCTATCTCTTTCTGGGTATATTCTTTTTTAGTTCTCATACCAATCATCCCCTGCCTTTACAGTGGCATACTCCCCTGCAAGCAGCTTCTCTAGGTGTGTGGTGTCCAGCTTAGGCCCCTCAAGTACCTTAGCCCTCTGTAGCTTGGTAGCAGCGGTTACGTACATATTGGCTGTCATCAGGTGGTTGTTAGCATCTACGGGGTTTTCCTTCTCATTCAGCTCCGAGTCATTCTCATCAGCCTTGTAATGATATGTCTCGTACTCCTCCTCAGTATAGGGGCAGGCACCCTTAGCCAGCTTGTAAGTGCCAGTCTTTATGATCTCATTGTGGAACTGGATGTTGTCCATTACGGAGCCTGGGTACTTCTTAACTGCCGTAGCTGTCAAACCGGCCACATTGAACATGTTAATCATGGCGGGGTCCTCATTATCACAGTAGAAATGCTTGATACCGTACCGCTTCTTAAACTGTAGGGCCACCTCCACCTTATCAGAGGGGTTCAGGAAGCTCTTGTAGAACTCCCCTACCTGGATATCAAGCGCAGAATGGTTAGAAATAACCCTAACAGTAATAGCAAAGGGATTAGTATAACCCCAATCCACACCAGCACAGACAAACCACTTGTCCTGATCGTACTTATAATCTTTGTCAATCGCATAGTAGTTCTTATCCCCTCCAAAGTCCATAAACACCAGCCCAGCCATCTTGTTGAACTCACCCTCAAACTTCATGGCGAAGATACGGGCATCCAACAGAGCCTTCTGCCTCTCAAACTCCTCTTTAGGGAAATGGGGGTTGTCTACGGACTTCCAGGTGATAAAGGCTACATCATCTCTATCCCCTGCTCTCCAGGGCTTGTATACGTCTTTGTAAAGCCAATTAAGGCTGTAGGGCGTAGTACTGACAAATATGTTTGCCTGTCTAAATGCAGCACGGGCGTTAAGGTTAACCCAGGCCATTTTATTGGCCTTCCCCCCCTCATCAAGGTAGATTGCTCTTACATCTCGTATCCCTTCGCATGAGTATGGATCATGCATTGAACGTATGAATATTGTGCCCCCGCTGTGTAGCTTGAACACCATGTCCTTCTTGTTGATATCCCCGAACTTGCTCATATAGTGCATAAATACTGGGAATGTAGACTGGGAGAGTATCTTGTAATCTGGTGATGCTAGAATGAAGTTGTCTGTTGGGTCCCTGAACTTGCCTATCTGGTCCCTAAACCACAGATTCCCTACCTCTGTCTTACCACCTTGTATGCCTGAGCAGGCTATGGTTATGCGCTTCTCCGAGAAGAAAGCCTCAGCTTGGTAGGGGTGTAGGTCAACTATTACTGCCATTACCGCCAACACCAAGAATAGCTTTAGTTTCTCCATTTACCCTTATTACCACAGGTTACTGCTCGGGACATCATCAACAAGCTAAAGGAACTGGCGTTTTATGATGTTAATGACTACATTGGTGAGTTTCTCGATGGTGCTGTTTCTGGTGCTGGGGTACAGAGAAAATCTCTT